TGCACCACAAGCTCGAATTACTGAATTAAAAGAAGTTTCATTACTAATAATTGCTTGCTTTGAATATTCGATAAGTCTTTTACAACCAGCCAAAATACCAATACATGAGATGCCACCTACTCGCCGATCTTGTTTAATAGTCTGAGTTTTTAGAGGGGTAACTTTGATAAGTTCGAAAGGATGAGATATGTCATTTACAGTAAGTAGCTCCCCTTCTTTTAAAAGGGAGTCTAATTCAGTAGTAGATTGAACTGTGAACTCAATAGATGCGGGAATAGGTACGAGATCAGTTCTTAAAGTTGCACTAATCAGCTCAGACGCTGGAATAATTTTACCCGCAGATACAATGGTGATTTGCATTAACGGTTCCCCAAGTTAAAATTAAAACTCATTGGGGCCATACAAAACGCAAGTTTAGGCAAAGCGTCTTTCTTTTCATTATAGTTCTGTTGAGCTTCTGATACAGATAGCCCATAACTTTCGACTCCGAGCCCACGAGTAGCTTCAACCAATCTAGCTTGCAAAAGATCACAGTGAGCTTTTACTAAAGGTTGGATGATTACGTACTCATCACCGCTAAGTTCGATAGTTTCATTCAGTTCAATACTCGTGGTAGCTTTAGTTTGACAATCTAAAACAGCCCATCCGGCATAATATTTTGCCTCATCTAAAAATGCTTTCACGATATCATCAAGCAAAATTGAATAGCCCGATAATTGATATTCTTTATAGAGTTCTTCTGAAAGTTGCTGGATAGAACCAGCAACTACAGCATACCCTTCAGATTCAGGTAATAACTTCATAGCCATTACCCGAAAAGATTGCCTAATGTACGTGATGTCGCATTAATCGTTGAGTTGCGTACAGCTTGTTGAGCAGTATTGATTACCTGCTGAACGCGATTCACAAGTTCAGCTGTACCATCAATTTCTTTTTTACCCGGCTGAATACTGCCGTTGGTACCAATGTTTGCGAAGCTACCAAAGTAGTTATAGTCGATTGGGCAAGAAACTGTCATAACTTGAGATCGGCTATCTGAATCATACTCAGCTGACTCAAAGCGTATAGCACAGTTTTCAAGTGCATAAGAACGGGTAAAACTACCTAAACGGCCATCGTAATAATCACCATGGATGATTCCACCACTAGCTACGACATATTCAGCTAATAGTTGATCATGCCCTGCTTCAGTTACTAGGATTTGAAGGTTGCCTGTGTAATGGGTTTTCGGGGGACCAGCAACAATTCCAGTAAATCCACCCGCATATTGAACTTCTGCTGGATCTTCATTACTCACAATTGGCCGTGGGCAACTTTTAAATAAGAAGCGAAGGTCTTCCATGCCACGAGGAACAAACATCCCCTGACACGCTAATAATGGTGAACCAAGTTGCTGTAGAGCAATGTAATCTTGTTTAAGCTGATTTAGTAAAATCGGATTAGATTGTTGCATAATTTTGATGCTCAAAATGCAGATTTATGCAACAAGATTAAGGATGTTTTTGCTATTGGTTTTTAATCAGTTCCATTTTAGAAAACTGACTTTATATTAATAAAAAACCCGCAAAAGCGGGCTATATCACATCTGTTTATAGATAACATCTCGCCTATCTACATCAAGAACAAGAACTACGACTACATCATCCTTGACTTGATATAAAAGGCGGTATCCTGCTGATTTCAGTTTAATCTTATATAGATCAACTGATCCTCTCAGCTTATTCTTCGGTATCTTAGGGTTATCTAGGATTGCTTCCAGCTTACGAATAAACTGCTCAGCGATTTGTGGGTTAAGTTTGTCAAACTTTTTAAGAGCTGTTTTTGAGAACTCTAGCTCGTAACTCATTAATAGATACCTTCACAGTTTCGTCAGTATCAACTTGCTCGGCTAGTTTAATTAGTTCCTGATCTTCAATTAGATCCATCATGCGTTCATACATTGCTGCCGGAACACAGTAGAATTCTGGATTATTTCTATTCAGAATAGCTACTGCTTCGCCAAAAGCATTTTGTACAACTGCTGTAGGATTCTTTTTTAATTCAGAAACACTAGCCACAAATCGACTATGGATTATGTGGTTCATGACGTTTCTCATTTGATGTGTCCTACATCAATTTGTAGCCAATTGATTAGAACCGTCCTCAGAAAGTTAAGTTTGCTACAGGGTTAACTCAATATAAACAATTTGAAGATCTGTTTCAAGACCTGTTTAACAACCACTTAATAGGTCTTAATAAAAAAGCCACCCTAAAAGGTAGCTTTTTAAATCAGCTTTTTATCCAATATTTGGTGGTACTCGCAGAACCTGTACTGAAGGTACACCCCGATACACACCCATGAAGCATATCGTTGATGGCATTGGCTTAGATTGGGCTTCTCAGTTTGTTAAGTTAAAACAAATAGTTAATCAAGTTGTTATGATTTTCATAATAACTGATTTTCTTGTAATGTGCCTAAAATAGAAAGGATCTGATTCAGTACTGGGCAACTTTGTTCTAGCTGTATTTACTGCCGGTGCATAAGCTAAAGCTTTGGACATAATAATGACCCTATTCATTGAATAAAGCCATTATTTACAATGAGGAAAGCTTAGAAGTTAGTTAGTTCCAACTCCACAAGAAAAATATTTTAGTTTTCGATATCTTTATCATCACATTCAAGCCAAAAGACATCTTCAAACTTCTCGCATACACCAGCTTTTTTTAGTTCGGTGTAAATGAGTAAGGCACGATAAACACTGATGTGTTTTCCTGCTTCTGCATCTTTTATATACCTATTAAGCACATGATTATTTGATATAAATCCGCATTGTTTAGCTAATTGATAAACTGTCATACCAGCTTGCTCTCGCAAAGTTGCGACATTGTTTTTTTCAACCATCACGATATACCAAAAAATATTTAGTTCAGTGTATCACAAGAACAATTGCTATTAAATATAATTTTATTAATACTCGTAATTGCTATTATATTTAATAGTTGTTATATTTAACTCATCAGGACAGGATATGGTCTTGATAAAAAGAACCCCTTGTACCGATCAAAGTAAACAAGGGGTTATATCCAATCTCTAAGAGGAAATTAGACATGACTACTTTAACTCAAATCACCGTACCTTTCCACAATGCTGAGTTGTACTTGGTGGAACATGATGGTCAGCCATATACACCCATGAAGCCTATTGTTGAGGGTATGGGGTTAGCTTGGCAGTCTCAATTAGCAAAACTGAATGCCAATCCTCAACGATGGGGTATAACGAAAATCGTTATACCTACTCTTGGCGACTTACAGGAAATGGTTTGTCTACCACTAAGAAAACTTCTTGCTTGGCTCACCACCATCAGTCCTAACAAAGTAAAACCTGAACTTCGTGACACTGTCATCATGTACCAAAACGAATGTGATGATGTCTTATGGAATTACTGGACAAAAGGCCAAGTAATCAATCATAGAAAAGCTATCTCACCTGAACAACAGCATGCTTTACATGCAATCGTCGATCGTCGTGCAGGAAAAGATCGAAGTTTAAGAGCCTCTATGTGGATACGTCATAATCGCCACTTTGGAATTGCTAAATATAGCCAATTGCTTTCAATCCATTTTGATGATGCGAAGCAGTATCTTGAGACAATACCACTTCATGAGCTAGGCCCAACCGAAACAGATACACTTAAACGTTTAGAAAAATTTGTAGATAATCTCGCTGCACGGTATCCAGCATTAGAAAATCCGCTAGCTTATGAAATAGCACAGCATGTAGGTGAGAAGCTAAAGTATCAATCTCCCAAAGGTCCGAAAAACTTCTGGATTTCGATTCAGGAAAACGGCGCTCTTTCAGTACAGCAATATTCTCTACACCACACGCCCATTAATGTCGTGCAACTACGCGAAAAGTTTAATGGGCTATGGGAGTTTCTTCATAAGGATGAAGTACTTGAGCTTGGCAAAGTATTAAAACGCTTTCCTTTTGAACCTGTGAACTGAAAGGGCATATCATTAAATTAAGACGTTCCTACTGGAACTCCCCTTATATTAAAGCCAGCTATACAGCTGGCTTTCTTTTTAGAACTTATCCAATATTTGGTGGTACTCGCAGAACCTGTAATGAAGGTACACCCCGATCTAGCGCATCTTGGACACAACGATAATCAGGATTATTTGGTTCATAACCAAGTTCACCACGGATATTACCCTTATGTATTGTCATCGGTGCATCAAAACGCCCACGCATAAAACGACCAATAATAATTGTGTCAGTTAATGATTGATTGGTCTTTATTTCTGTTTTATCAGTTTTTTTCTGATATTGAATACCAGGCGCTTCACCTATGATTTGAGTTGTATTCATGAGTATTTCCTTAATTAAATGGATTATAGGTAAAGCCAAAAATGACCTTACCTATGAGTAATTAGTAAATACCTAAGCGTTTACCTTTTTTGAATGAACGTAAACGCTTGTTGATTGCATTTGCAGTAAAAGCATGAAGTCGAGCTTTTTTCATACCAGCTTTTTGTGCTGCAGTTAAACGGACCTTTTGACCAGGTAATCGTTTATTCACAACGGTTTTGACACCTTGACGAATAGCCAGCACACCACGGTAGTGAATTTTTCGCCCATTTACTTTCCGTTGGCTAAATGCTCCATTTCGAGCTTTAATTTTTTTAGCCATTGAATCGAAACCTTCTTCAGTTTCATCTGCTTCACCGAAAATAAACTCACGAACCAGTTCTTCAAGTTCAGGGCCTTCGTCTGGCATATTAGCAAGAACTGTATTGGCTGCTGCTTCTAACGCCGCATCAGCAACTTCTGTATCATCACTAAAGATCTCTTCAATATCAGTAGCGTCAACGCCAAATGTTAAGAAAGCATCGGAAAGAGACGCCATCAAAGCGTTTTCATAGATACCGTCTTCATCATCTGCACCATCTAATGCATCGACAATTAATGCGTCTAAATGATCAACGCCCAGTTCACCTTCTTCAAGCTTACCTTCACTGATTGTATCTACCGTATCAGATAGAATGTTCAGAGCAATTTGTCGTACTTGTTCAATCACAGATTGCTGTTCTCGATCAGTACTTGAAACCTTACTTACAACGGTAGAAATATTCTCCGCTGCTGAATCAAAAGCACGTAAAGCTAAAGGTTTTTCTGTAGTTGGGCCAAATGGATTCATCTTGATAGATCCTTAAAATTATTTAACTAAAACGTCGTCATCAAAAATTGCGGCACGAGTTGTACCAACAACTCCATGGGCTAAATAGAGTCGTACACGCTCATATGGATAGTCTTTGTCAGGTATTAAACTGAACTCAAAAGGTTTACCACCTAGATCTTCAGCCGGTTGTAACCAACCGGTTGTTTCACTAGAAGCACCCTCTAAAAACTCTTGAATTTCATCACCAGCTTTTTTGATATAGTCCGGTGTAGCTTGGAACATGTAAGTTCTAAGGATTTCGATACATTTATTCGTAACTCGTGCCGCAATCTCAGCTGCAGGAACTAAACGCAATGCACTATTTTTACTTTGATACTGGGTTAATACATCACTTAAAACGAATAATGTAGTTTCAAACTTAACTGGGCGAACTACATTTACTTTAGCCTTTGCCAACATTTCTTGAGTCTGTTCATCTTCAAGATCAATATTCGGCATCTGGCTTAAGTTTTTTGCTGTAAATGGATAATCTTTCCAAGCTACTGCATTTTTTAACGGCGCAAAGCCTTGTTTATTTAACTTTGCGTTACGTAATAATTTATCGCCGATGTAATGGCCCAAATAATAAGCTGGGACCTTACGCCCTCTTAGTGTGACAGCACCAGATGGACGGCATAGGTTCGGACTCCAAATGAATTGAACAAACTGTGATTGTGCATCTACACTTGTCGCAAATTGAGCTGCTTGCTCAGCTGTAAAAGTTGGGTTGATTTCAGCATCCAAAGGAATACGTAACTTTGTAGCTGCACGTTGTGCCGCAACATAAATTGGTAAATCATGAGGATTTGGTAAAGTCAGATATGCTGGTGTACTTAATTGACTCGTCAGAATCTTATATAGTTCATCTGGATTAAATGATGGTAACGATTCATCTTCCAATGCCAATGTTTTTGAAGCACGACCTAAGCTATTTGATTCGTTATAAGCATTTGATTTGAGTATTGCTTGTAACGCATCAATACCTAACGATAAATCAAAACGCTCAAAATATTCTTTCGCATCAGCTACAGCGACAATAGAAGCAGAATTTTCAATGTCTCCATCTACTAATCCCTGAACAGTAACAATTTGATCACCTGTTACCGCATCACGGATTTCCAAACGCATAGAAATATCTGCAGGACCGCGTGGGCTAGTTACTTTCGCAAAAAAGGCCACATTGATTTCTGTATTTGCAAGATAACTGTGAGTATCAAATTCCAGTTTTAGTGATGGGCTGGCCCCTGCTACAAGGGATAGCTCACCTGTACTTGATAGAGCAAGTATATTCATTACATTACACGCCCAAGGCTATTTGTTTTAAGTATTTTGAGCCGTTGGCTTTTTTGATTTTCTGGCTAGTTCCAATGTAAAAAAAACCACTCGAAAGTGGTTTTTCATTTCCTAAATTTTATAATCCGCTAGCAGGTTCTGTAGGCTCTTCTGCCTCAGTAGGTACAATTTGAAGTACATTACCTTTCAAGCCATTAATTTGATCTAGGTTATCTAGCAATTGTTTATGAGCTTCGTCACCGATCAAAGTGAATGTGACCTTTTGACCAGCTTGTACCAAAACTTGCGTAAATGGTTCGGTAATGTCACTTAAACCGTTATTTTGAAGTGTAATACTTCGTTCAGTAGGATGATCACCAACAGCATCCATAATTGGGTTCGTGCCATCAATAATGAAAATAGTCATCTTGTTACTCAACAGTTAGATTCTTACCAAGCCCCTTCAACTGACGTAAGTTTTCCAGTACTTGATGTTTAAATGTTTGGTTATGACACGTAATACTTGCTGTTTTACCTGCCTCAATAGCAACACGTGATAACGGTTCTAAAACTGTTGAAAATCCGTTATTAGTAACTTTAATAACTAGCGGATCCACGCTACTCCCACCTGATACTGTTAACAAATCCGTAATGGGAGTATTAACTTTAGAAGTATCAGTTTCTTTAAGGACATGATCCGATTCCGTCCCCACATCATCACCAGACTTACCACCATTTGAATCTAGATCATTTGAAGGTTTGACAGAATCATTCGATGTTTCAGTTGGATTTCCATTTTCTTGAGTATTGGACTCTTCATTATCTGAATCGCCATTTTTCAAATCAGTAGGTTTATTACCTTCATCTTGAGATGCGCCGTCTTCAGGACCTTGGCTATTTAACAAATCACCTTGGTCTGAAGCTTTTTCATCACCAGCTTGGGTATTCTGTGTTTCTGTAGTTTTATTGGTTTTATTACGTGTGTTTTTTTGTTTAGTAGTCGCTTGTTCGTCAGTTGAAGCTAAAGTTTCGTCAGTGTTTTGTGTTGCAGCAGCCATGAGATTTTCCTTTCAATAAATAGGGTAAAAAGGCGCATCGAAATGCGCCCTTATCTGTTTTACTTACGAATTTTTGAGAGATGGCATATTGATACAGTGGATGACATAGCTTTGATCAGCATAACGTTCTAACGGGTTCATTTCGGCTGCTTGAGCACCGATTAAAGTAAGTACTGATTCACGCGCATCTGGTCGAGTTTCAATAACTGAAAGAGGCGTTTGAATAAAGCCAACGAACGGCGCACGAATTGGCTCATTACCACGACCAACTAAAAGCATATCAAACGCTGTATCTGCTTCAGCTACAAGCTCTTGTGCTGTCGGTGCGTGGTAAACGTTTGTACCATCTGCAAGAGTACCAATACGGACAATTTGACCATAACCAGCAGTGTATCCGGTTTTAACTGGCATCTTGTCGCTTGACAGTTGATTAAAGAATACTGACCCAGTATCGCCAACATATAAGTCAAATGCTACGGTAGAGCCACCAGTACGTTGGTTAATATCCAATTTGGCAGCTGCAATAAATTTATTTACTTCCGCAAACAAGTCACCTGAAGTATTAAATGCAGCTGCTAATTTTCCAGTCACACCACGAGAAGCATCAAAAGTAACTTCACGAGCGGAGTATTCAGCTAAATCTTTTGCTTCACCTAATAAACGTACAGTTTGTTCTAAGAAGATTTTACCTTGAACAATTGCTAAAGCCTGACCCAGAAAACCAAGCTTAAGTTCGTTAGTTAACTGAGATTGTAATAGTGTTGAAGCTGTTACCCGTGCCATGATAGGTGACGCAATCAATGTTTCATATTCAGGTTCGAAATCAACACCAACTGGGGTTAATAGATAGTTATCATTACCATCACGCGCATCAAAATCCGCCACAAGATGAACTTCAATTTTCGCACCAGCTGGTAATGCTTCATTTAATGTCACGCTAATTTTGCTAGCTGAAATGTCAATTTCGCTACCAACTACACGATATTCAACGCCGTTTACTACTACGTCTTTCTCAGCAATAGCAGAAATCTTGCCTGAAAATTTTGATTTACTGCGATTTCGAGTATGCGCAACTTCTTTACCATTGATCTTAATAGATACATTACCCGCAATAAATGGCAATAAACTCGCTTTGGCGTCAGGTGTTTTAGCCTTGAAGTCTTCATAACCAGTTCGTGCAGTCACAGTATAAGTTGCACCTGCGCCACCATTAGACAATGCAAAACGGAATCGTCCTTCAACATAAGGCTTAGAAGCATTTGCACCATCTAAGTATTCTGATTTCTTCATTGCACCAAAATCACGGTTGGTGATAAAGCGAATAGATACAATCGGTACTTCATTTGAGCCATTTGAGTTGGGAATCATAGCAACGATAGGTGTTGCATAAGCGATAACGTTGGCGATAGTAGCAACTGTAATTGCTGGAACGATGCTTACAGATTCATGATGCTGGTGATTTACATCATCAAAACCAGATTCATTAATACTATCGTAATAGCTAAGGGTCTCGGCAGGCAAAGCAGCTGCTTGTTTCGCACCACTTAAACCAGCAGTTAATGCAGCTGCAATGATTGAAGGATGTGGTAATTCACCTCCATGACGTGATTGATATTGTGATACCCCAAACATCACAGCTTTATCAACTTCTGGCGCATATTCGATACCAATTGAATCAAAAATTGCTTTTAATACTTCTGGGTACTCATCTGCCGCTGTTTGAGCACTGTCAAACCCATTTTCAAGCTCTTCAGGACTTTTGAAATAGTAATTTCGGCACTGAACAGTAGCTAGTTGTTGAGCATCATACTTTTTACGAATTTCTTCTGTTAACACAGTCATTTTAAACCAGCCTTTGGCTTTCTATGTAAGATGCAGAAAGTCTGACATGGCGTATTTTTACTAAAACTGGTCGGTTCCAAACATAAAAAAGTCCCCAAAATTGAGGACAAAGAAAATGTAGCTAAAGGACCATCTCAGCCCTTTATTTATATAGCTATCCGCTTACACCACTTGAAACATAAATCTCCACATTATCACCTGCTTTCACTTTATAACGGAGCTTATCCCAGCAATGCTGTCTAAACGGTTCAGTATCGGGCGCAGCAGCTGTTAATGTAAGAATAGACACCCAGTGAGAATCGTTTTGCGGATCTGCATATGGAATATTGCTTCCGAAAAACTCTACTTCTGCCCCGTTCCCGATTACCTGGTAATTGAATATTGCAGAAGTACATTGTTCAGCCATTTCAATGTCGCCTGTCTTTTTACCTTTTTCATTGAAAATTAAATAGCTCATTTAGTTTCTCCATCACCTATAGGTGAAATAAACAAATCATCTCTACGGTTTAAAACATACTTACTGCCAAAATCTGCCATGAGGCTAAAACCAGTAATATTTACAATCTCAAACCACAACATTAGGTTTTCATAAATCATTAAACCTAAAAGATCACCTTCTTTAAGAATCAAGTCAGGGATGTTGATTATCCTTTCCAAAACATCATCCAATTCTTCATTGAATGTCTCTACTTGAGCGGTTAGCACCAAGTCAGATGGGTTATTCATTGAGAAGTTCTTTTGAATATAACCACCATTAAATTTATCGAAATGAACATAAGCAGCGCCCTTATATTCATACTTGTAGTTGGGTTCGTCTTGAATCGATAAAGTGTTCGCTTCAAAAGAAAGAGGATCTAAAGGTTTTGAATCTTCAGCCGGATTATTGAAAACTACTTCTTTTCGCCAAATTTGCGCGGGAATACTTGCTAGAGCATTCATCACAACACGTCTAGCTGCTAAACGGCGTCCATTTGCAACTTGATTTACTGATCTATTTAGCATTTCGACTTAAACCCTTCATAAAGACATTTAACATGTCATTGTCGATTGCGCCTGATTTATGTAAGGCTTGAATTCTTTCAATTTGACTTGCTCTAACAGTTTCCACTTCAAAACGTTTGAGGGTTTTTAATTCGCGTTCTAAGAGCTTTTTGGCAACTTTATCAGCTCTACGCATCATTTCTTTTTCTGCTTTTTGGATATTGGCTTTGATTGGCTTAACAGAACCATTCATCAAATCCATTACTTGCTCGTTAATTGAATTCTGTATTTGCTTATCTGTTTGCTTATACCGTGCACCTACTTGTTTCTTACGGTCTTTCTCTACTTCCTTTTTAAGGTAGGCAATCCCTGCTGGTGAACTAATCCACTTAACAACGCGCAATACATGCTTACAAGCCACACCGGATAAATGCGGGTTACGTATTTTCGGAAAGCCGCCCTCATCACGTCCCAAATTGTAGCCGCCAATAGTTGCCATATAGCGGTACCAGAACGTATGACGTTCGCAGTCACACTGAAATTTGATTTTGCCTTTAGCTAGGCGGTTTTTAACAGTGGTTAATGCCTGCTTGTCGATATCAAATACGACAGATTTAAAATTTGAAAACTCAATCTCAACGTGATGATTTAAGACTTTACTATTTGGACCGGCATTAGTAAGTAAGTGCACTAATCCAGCTTTTCTGCTGACTGGTACCGCCAAATATATTTGCTCATTTGCACGGTCAATATCATCTTGTCGGCTTAAATTAATGATGTTTTGAGGGGTAATGCCCTTACTATACTGATCTTTTAATAACTGAATGTTTTCTTGAAATGCCAAAATATCATCACGGGTAATACGCCGTGGTACTTCTCCATTTCGCTGACCTAATGTTGTAAAAAGTACCCTTTCGACATCATATTTTTCCCCTTGGGCAATATCTTGTGGTCGCAAGAACATAGGTTTAGGGATCTTTCGTCCCCAATCATCATATTCAATTTCTTTTTCTGCAAATGCCCGCTGTTCTCTATCTGCACGCTGGCGGCTCTGTTGATCTCTACGAACTCCACCATTTTGCAAAGACTGGTTTAATTGCAGCTGGGCACGGCGTAAATCATCTGGCTTGAATGCTGACATTTTAATTATCCTGCAAGTATTCTTTTTGAAGTCTTAAAAGATCAACAAGCCTTGGAAAAGCCACCTTATTAAGAGGTAACTTTTCCCAAACGCCGTTCACACCACACGCCACAAGTACTGCATCAATATGGTTTCTTGAACCATATAATTTCAAACTCAACAGTGATGGATCTTGAGATTCATCGTCTTTGATTTCCCAAACAATCAGATTCTGAATATTATTTTGTTGAAGATTCCGGTGAATTAAGTCTCTAATAGCATTTCGATAATCATTTCTCATACTGTTTTACCTATTTAAGCTTTAACAGTACTTACACGAGCAAAGCCACCAGTACCTGCTTTACCAGTGTTACCATTACTTTCGGTTGCAACACCAGGTTCACCAACAACTAAAGTCATATACTGAGTTTTTTCGGTTGAATTCACATATCGGCAAATGAGTAAACCACCACTTGCACCACCACCACCAAGTGCCCAGCCATCATCACCTACACCATTAGCACCATCACCACCAGCACCCCAGTTTGATACTGGACTTACTGATGCGCCGCCTTTGTGGTTTGTTTGGTTTGCAGCTGTACCAGCGTTACCAAGCTTGCGTGAAATTTCGGTTATGTTTGATGTCACAGTGATTACACCTGCTAAACCACCAGCACCATTTGAGAAAGCACTACCATTCGACCACTGACCACTGGTA